ATGTCTTCAAAAGTTTGGAGGGGATGGGAAAAAAGCATGGGTAACCAGCCTTTTACCGCTTAGGTTACCCATCTATTACCAGTGGTGAAATCCTGTAAAAAAGACATTTATTTCACTCAATGAGTCTATCTTGTAAGCCTGCGGATATATAAACTAGCTTGTTTTAAATGAATTTTAGAGGCTAGGCAAAGAATGAAGTTGTCATTGTTAAGCAATCGGTTCTGCTCTTCAACTGCTATTATGAATCTTTTCATGAACCGTCTTGCTTTAGGTCCAGGATAATCCTTTACCAATAAAATTAACCCGATTAAGCTCATGTGGTAATACCATGCTTCAGAAGGATAGTCTTTACGTGTGAATTTACCTTTTGGAAAAAACATTGATTTTTTGAATTTTTCTCCAAATTCAAGGTAGAGAATTTCAGAAGTAACTCTGCCTCGGTTAAAAACTCTTTCCACATCAATTGAACCGATAAGTAATTCCCCAAAGTCGTTATAAACGGGGTTTAAGTCAAAATCATGGACTAACTTTTCCATTAAGGAGTTTGTGTTGTTTGGTGTCATAATAAATTGATTTAAAGGTGATTATAAAAATATTAAATGGTGATTTTTTGATTTTTTATTCAGGAAAAGTCTCTAAGAATCATCATTCTCCCTTCCTGCGTCCAATAGGTGCTAACTCTTGCCTTGTTACCTGTCATCGAAGGGTCAAAAGTCAAGGTTTTTGTCCAACCCTTGTTTTGGTGTGGTGCAAACAAAACCCAAGTTTTGCCAACTTTATATTGAATCCCTGCATTGTGCAATTTTGTATTGAGTGCCTTTGCTGACATTCCTATCTCTTTTGCAATTATTGTAATGGGAAGGGAATCATCACTGTGAAGAACGTTGTCGTAATATTCAACTTTGGGAGCGGCTTCTTCAATTGCTTCCTGTTGAACGGCTATTACAATGTCCTTTTGGGCCAATTGGCTTTTCATCCGATTTAAGGTATCGCTTGCCACAATTACAGCTCTTGCCATAATTTCCTCCGGGGAATCATCCTGGTGAGCGACCAAATACCCTCCTGTTTTTCTGATCGTGGGTAAAACTTCTGAAGTAACCCATTTCTGCACTGGTTTGGCAAGTAGGGAATCCGATTTGAGTATCACGGTGTACATTCCGGGTTCTGTTACAAAAGGAACTTCCTGCTTCCTGCCTATTGAATCAATGACATCCATCTGGCGGATGTCATCTATATCAAGTCTGGATTTGACATTGCCTACATTGGTTAAATTTAACATCCGGCATAAGTCTGCCAGACAGAACAGTGGTTCCCCTGATTCGGTCGTTGCAGTTCTGATTTCTCCGAACTGAGAATTGTAAATTTTAGTTTCGGTCATAATTTTGGGTTTTACTGGATTCATATGTTTCTCGCTCTTATTTTTTATAAAAATTTGAATTTGACGGGATTTGCTCTGTATTGACAGGATTATCCCAGAAATCAATGACAACCGGGGTAGTCTTTAGCCAGTCTGTGTTATCGAACACTCCCCTGGGGTCGAAGCGTCCATTGTAAAAGTTGTAATCAAGGCTGGATGCTCCCTGTGTTCCAAGATGCTTGAATTTGATTTTCTGCCAGTGTACCTCCACAGAGTTGTTCATGGCGTTGTTTTCATCCCTTAGCCGATGCACACTAAAGCCGTAATCGGTCTTATTATAAAAATTGGCCGATCCAGAAATATCATACATAGTTGGCACCTTTTCCTGGTCAACTTTGCGGGGATGGGCTACTAGGAACACAAGGACATTGTTGAACCTGGCAAAATTGCCAAGAATATCCAGAAAGCGACTGATGTACTGAGTCTCGTTCTCTCCCTTATTCATTTGGTGTTCAAGTCTGTTGAACGGATCAATGACAAGAATCTTGATCCCCTTTTGCTTGACGAAGGATTTGGCAGACTTCATCACCGACTCAATGGTGAAGTCCTGTTCGTTCATGATATAAAAGAAATTGTCCTTCACGTATTCATAAATGCTTTGAAACTCAGTCTGGTCGTTTAACTTTCGGAACTTGTTTCCAGAAAATTTTTCGTGCATCTTGGCATAGTGGTATTTGAGTGGGAAATTCTCAGGTGTGAAATATGCCGCCTTCCACCCATGAAAAAGATTTAACCTTGCCACCAGGAAATCAACAAACTCGCTCTTTCCACTCGATGGAATACCTGTTACTGTACAGAGCCTTCCCAGTTCCCAGGTACAGTATTGGTCAATCTCTTCAATCCCGATTGCCTTCCCTTTTTCCAATCCATTTTGATATAAATCGACAATCTCATTGTACAGGCTTGATATTTCGACGTTGCCTGAAATAGGTATTGGTTTGGCTGCACTTATCACATTTTTAAAGTCATATCCGCCATACTTGCAAAAATACTCGTTGGCATCTTTGCAGTCTTTGAAATCGACTGAGTAGCACCTTTCTGCACCTAATCTTCGAATAAGCTCTTCTTTTAGCTCAATACCAGGAGTATCAACGTCGGTGGCCAGGTAGATTCTCTCGATGTGATCCAGGCACATGATTGAATTATCCAGGTACTCAGATTTTGACTTTGCTCCGTTGGGTACTGAGATGACGTTTTTAAAGCCATTTTCAACAAAAGTTAAAGCATCAATTTCGCCCTCACAGATTATAATCTCCTTAGTTCCTGCGATGCAATCGAAGTTGTACCAAACCAATTCTGCGTTTGAAACAAGTTTGAAGGATTTATTGGCTCCCCGGAATTTAATGTTGACCAGTTGTTGGTTTTTGAAGTAAGGAAAACAGATCACCTCCACCTCTTTTTGGAACTGAGGCATCCACTCCAGGTCAGAGTGTACCTTCATTTCATCAAGAGTGTTCTGGCTAATCATTCTGCCTTCGAAGTATTTAACAGACTTATCCGTAAGCTCTGTCTTGTTCTTCCATTGCGGCACAGTATAGACAGGGGAAGCTTCAAATTGCTTGTATTCATAAAGCGTGGTATTGCAGTGGAAGCAGTATGCTCTCTTGGTGTCTGGATAGAATTCCAGGTCCTTCGAGGAAGCTTTTTTTCTGCCCTCAGAGCACTCGGGGCATTTATACATGGATTTACGTGCAGGATCAAACTCTACATCATATACCCGCTTGGATTGGCTTGATTTATATTTCATATTGATAATTTTATTTTACCGTCAATGGTTCTGTTTGATTGGTTTTGTTTTGTATTTGGGGAAATTATCTCGTCCTCCCAGTGTTTGCCATTGATATAAGTCAATGGATTCTTTCTGTATTGTACCTCGGGAGTTGACTCAACATACCTGGGAACATGGGTGAGAATTTTTTCAATTTCTGAATCAGATAATTCGCTAAATCTATCCAGGCATTTCTCACGGCCAGTCTTCTTGCTATAGGCGTCCCAGAACGCCTCGAACCGATCAACAGTACTCTTCTTTTCTTCTTCTCTTTTTTTATCTTCTTTAGTTGGTGTCATCTGCATGTCGTTTACGTGTCGTTTGCGTGTCATCTGTGTGTCATCTGTGCGTCGATCGCCCTGATAAAGTTCATAATTTGAGATAGTTATCCGTGTCGTTTTTCGTAAGTTTTCTGATAGAATCATTCCATTTTCCTTTAACAAATTGAAAAATCGTCTCACCCTGGATTTGTCCCAATTAAAGCGCTTTGCCCAATGGTCAAGAGACACTAGGGACTGGCCCCTTTTGCATTCGATTTTTTCATTGCCTATAAGGCAAAAGGAATCCTGGGTATTGACATCCATGAGCATGTCTTCCCACGCCTCACGTCTTGTCAGCGGCTTTGAAGTTTTGTAAAGGAAGTTTTCCCTTGCCTTGCGGTGAAGTTTAATCCAGCCTGCATTCATGATAAGAGTTTTGGGATAGGGGGTCAAGGTCGCCTGAAAGTATTTTAAACCCAATTTGCCCTGAAAGCTTCGGGAGTTCCTTTTTCAAAATCTTATAGCAGGGTTCACAAACTGTTTTTAAAGCATCGTCATCGAAGTCCCACAAATAAAGATTATGGCTGTCATAAAGAGGAAAGACTTGGAGGTCTCCTATTGATTTACAGCATTGGCAGGTATTATTGTCTCGGAGCAAAGTTTCCTTGGATTTGATTGCCCAAAGAGGATGACTGAATTGTTCTTGGATAGTCAAGGGTGATTTGAGGTATATGGAATGGTTGTCCAGGATCGGGTTTGCTTGCAGAATGCGCTTAATTGTTCCCTCAAACCCACAGGTTTGTATTTGCCCTACAATCTGGTCTGAAACCACATTGTTTGACTTAGTTACTTTTGGCCGATTCCCGGTTCTATCAGTCTCAGGGAAAGTGGTGTCTGGCTTGCCCGTAAGGCTGGTGTTCGCATCAGCAAGGTTGTCGGCGGATTTTTCCGCAAATGGGGTGCAATGTCGAGATTTATTTGTATCTTTACATTGATTTAAAAGGCTGGTGCTGTGGCGGCTCTGGTCTTTTTTCATTTGGCACACCTCCGACCTTTGTTGGCTAAATATTTGTCAGCTTCGAGTGCAGTTTCTGCATAAGTTTTTTTACGGTCCTGCTTTAACCAAAGATCAATCTCAGATTTGAGAAATCTCAACTTTTTCTGACCTCGATGGCAAGGAACTGATCGGCTATGTACCCATCCGTAAACAGTTGGCTTCTTTGGCTTGTCTGGATGATACTCACAAAACCCATCTAAATCGAACCAGATGTCTGATTCTTTTGTCGATTGTGTGACTTTTAGTGATGCTTCATGAATTGCTTCTGCAACCCATGTCTTAATTACTGGTTTAAATCCTTCAAGAAGTGATGAAAATGATAATTGTTCTGCTGCCATGATTTTGTTTTTTTATTAAACATGGAAGCAAAATAACAGAATTGCATTTGTTATCTAATTGATATTGAGTTGCTAAAAATTTGTGGGGAAAATTGTGCAACATTTTTATC